ATTAGAGGTTACCCCTGTAACATTTTTACGAAAAAATTCTAAATCTACTGTGGTGAAAATGCGTTGCTCTGTTGATTTAATAAAATCTGACAAATGAGAAACAAACGTGGTCTCTTGATTTTCCGTATAATCCTTTATGGATGTTTTCAACTCTGTATATGTATAGGTCATGACACACTCACTGTGACCTCACCTAGAATTGCTTTCGCTCTGGGGGTCTCTGTAAAAACTAGGTTGACCATGTCAAAGATAGGAATCTGAACAGTCTCTGGGATACTGTTGCGAGTATCTGGACGAGGATTTCTTAACGCTTGAGCGTCCGCAACAACACGACTTGGCTCAAGTTGAGGATGCTTTTCCTCGAACTCATCGTGTCCAACGAGCAAACCGTTCCATTCCTCTCGCATGTCTCTCAACCGATAACGAAAGCCAGAGCGATCTGATATGCCGTATGCGTTTTTGCCTGAAGCGTACCTAGCCATCACACCCTCAAATACTGAATACTAGGTTGCAGCTTGAGTGATACACGATCTTCGTCCTCATCTGCGGCTCGTTGAAACTCTTCTTCATACACGACTTTCAAGAGCTGTACCCTTTCAGGCGCTTTCTTCATAGCTGTGTAGTACGCTAAACCAGCCACCATGCACGGCAAGAACCGAAAAGGCGCGTCTGTCGTGTTTTGAAGCGTATCAACATCTTGTATGCGATTAACGTAATAAAACACCAACGTCTCCGTAGAGTCGTTAGGGGTAGGCCACAAAGTAATTGTTGGTGTGGTTTGTCTATCAAAGAAATACTGCGTAGGACGACCAGTCGTAGTCTTGTTGGTCAAGTTGAGATAGTCACCTCTGGATATCTTGGTCAAAGGCAAATCAGTGTTGCCGCTATCTCTTACGATGACCTCAAGAAGATCTGCAAAGTTAGATGTCAACGTGTATGTGGCTGTGCCAGACGTTAATGCCTGTGTGCCTTGCGCCACAGTCCAGAGATTAAGACCTCGATTCGCCCAGTCTGCAAACATCAGATTCATAGAACGTCTAGCTGTTCGAGCATCATAACCAGTGCGAACCTCTAATCCGCACCGCTCATATGCCTCTTCTATGATCTCAGCTACATCAAGATCAAAATCTCTGGAGTTAGATGTTGCCATATCAGTTTATCTCTTTGCTTTAACCCGTCCGCCACCACGGAAACCGGCCTTTTTCTTTTTAGCAACCATGCCGCCGCCACGCATCATCACCTTCTTGCGAACCGCGCCGCCGCCACGCATCATCTTCTTGCCGTTCTTCATTCTCTTCATTGCACCTGGCATTTCAATCTCCTGTAATAGTCCTGCCGCTGCTGATATAAAGAAGAGCCGTTATAATAATCTTCACAAGTATTATAGTAACCCTTCTCTCTCAACTGATCTGAAGCCTCTTGCAACTTACTCAGTCGTTGCAAAAAGATCATTGCATAAGGCTCCTCATCAGTCATCTCTATTTCATCGTCCAACAGATCGTTATCCTCTGCATCTGGATGAAACCCCATCAAAAACATATCCTTGGTAGCAAACACACCATCCGCAATATCTTTGTTCATCTCATCTAAAAAAGCATACATATCATCTAATTCTGGGTAACAGTGATCTACCAATATGACCACTTCCTTTGAGTCATCCCAGTCTTCTATAGCCAAATACAAGCTGTCCCACTCATCTGTTTCTTTGAACAAAAACCCCACTTTGTCTTCTGCCCAAGCTCTACGCGCAAAAGGACAAGCTGGCAGGCCATTGTAGTTTTCGTTTGTCTTTTCCAAGACAGAGGCCGACCACCTTTTCAACTCTTCAATCACAGCCTCTTGCATCAATTACTTCTTCTTTCTTCTGCGTACAGCCTTGACGCGCCTAGGCTTACCAGCAGGTTGTCCCAACCGCTTCTTCTGCGAAATACGCGACTTCTTCTCTTTGGCAGACAACTCTTTCGTTGTTTTGGGCGTCTTTGAAGAAACCCGCTTTGATGGGCGACAATAAGGGACACCACGTTTTTCTCCTTTCTGGCGTCCACATTTCTTGCCCGTGCGAACATCCTTCCAATCTTCCTTGAACCAACGCTTGAGTGCGAGTCCAGCTTTTGTCTTCCTAACTGCCATCAGGATTGCTCCACCGCGCCTTTAGTCCGTTTCCTTCGATTTGGTAAGACCATCCCGCAACCACGAGCTACGGCTGTTCCAGTCACTTTCTTGCCTCGGAACTTCCGCTTTGGTCTTGTCGTTTTCACTTTCATCAGAAGGTCTTACCTTTGCGTTTAGAACGGCGAGTCTTCTTTTTAGACTTTTTACTCTTTCCTCCAGTTCCATAATTTGCCGCTCCCACTTTTCGGCATTTTGCGATAGCCCCTGAGGCATATGCGCTCGGAAAAACCTTATAGCGAGCCTTTACTTTGTGATAACAAGCGTCTTTGGGCATCTTTTTCCCTCCTGGCTTACTAATCTGTTTACTCATCTGTGATCTGCTGATCGCCACTACAAAAACCTATTTGCCAAAGCTGTAGCTACTATCAAGGCCGCAATGCCCCACAGGCGCATGTCAAGTTTATCCAACTGACGTTGAATCTCGGCATAACGCTTGTCACACGACTCCTCGTGCTTCTCTAATTGCCTTAACACTTCCTCTGGAGTCATCAACACTTCCATCTTCTACGAGCCTGCCTGAGACGGCTGTTAGGGTTCTTAGCTGCTTTGGGAAACTTTTTCATTTGCCCAGCAGAACGAGCGCAAAAAGACTTACGTCTCTTTGCGGCTGCGCTACCCTTCTTAACTTTACCAGTTACCGCTGTCTTGAGTTTACTGCCGGGGTTCTCTCTACGATAACGAGCAACACCCGCCTTGGTCATACCAGCGCCAGACTTAGTCGAGCGATAGTATTTCTTACTCCGAGGCGGCTGTTTATCTCGTTTCCTAGCCATGACGATCAGCCAAAAAAGGCTGTGATGGATGATATGTTTGTCAAAGTAACATGACATCCATCTTCAAAGATCATTCCATGCTCTGGAATGGTCACTTGAGTATCGTCGTCCGTCAAAAACGTCATGGACAACAAAGTTGTACCGGATCCGCTTCCGTTTCTAAAAACGGCGGCGGGAGAACCACTGCTTGCGGTTCGCACAACAAACGACTTCAATCGAGTTCGCCCACCTAAAAGCGTGCCCGTTGAGGTCGCTGTTTTTGCAACAAT